GCGGGGGAGCGCCACGCTGGCCACCCTCGACAGACGGGGCGTTGCGTTGCACCGGCTTGGCATCAAACAGCTCAGGGAACCGCTTTCTGACCTTCTCAGCGGCATAGGCCAACTGTGCGTCCGGGTCTTTGCCTTCCGACGCGGCAACGCCAGCCATCGCAGTCGCGTAAGCGGTCGCTTCCTTGTCGTCACCGAACCACGGATTGTCCGCCTTGAACTTGGCCTTGTAGTCCTGTTGGACAGGCTGGCGTTCAAGAGCATCAATCTCCGCAGAGACACGGCGGGCCTCGGTCGGATCGTTCGCATCCACCGCTTGAGCGAACTTGCGCTCTAGGGCCACACGCTGCTTATCCAACTCGCGCTGAAGGATTTTCTCGTTGGTCTTCGACAGACCCTTGATCGTGTCCTTCACCTCGCCAAGCTCGCGCTTTAGCGTCCGGTTAGCATCGACCGTATGCTTGACGAACTCCCCGGCATCACGCCAGCCGGAGTCGTCGCCTTTCCAGTCCTCTTTGGGACGCCAGCCCATCTCCCTCGCAAGGGCTTCCAGATCGGGCGGGGACGCCGTCTCACGGGCTGGAGCGTCATTCGGGGTGTCAGGGGCCGCTACATCAGGAGCGGGGGCCTCTTGAGCCTCTGGAGCCATTTGAACGTCGGTCATTCGATCACCGCTGCAATAGCCTTGTCTTTCACAAGGCGGAATTCATCCTCGCCATCCTTCACCAGAATGCCGTCGTATCGGGCAAACAATACCCGGTCACCGATTTGAGGTTTCCCACCTTCCGGCCACTCCGCATAATCAAAAGCCGCCGGGGACATAGAGACGATGACGCCGCGTTGTTGCGCGTGTTTGTCACTCTCTACTGTTGCATCCGTAAGGATGATGCCGCTTTTTGTCCGTTCCTCAATAGGGTCGGGCCTTACCAGCACGTTGTATTCAATCGGTCGAATCATGCATCTTCCTCACATCTTCGAGGGCTATTTCAGACAGTGCGCGGTATGCGTCTGCCCGTGTTCTAAGCGTCGTCAGCAACAGCGGGTCACTCTCACCCGCTTCCCACGACGCCGCTACCCAACCGTCAAGCTGGGCCGAAGCCGCCTTGTTCAGCGCCGCCAAAACCCATTCCGTCACCGGGTGGTTGCGCCACTGTTCCCAGTCCTCCAGTTCCATTCATCACTCCTCGCTCTGCCACTAGGGAGAGTTTATCCATCGCATCAGCGCGATTCTTTGCCGCCGTGGCCTCGTTCAGGCCGGCCTTGCTTTCCTTCTCCCGAATGTCCGCAATCATCAGCGGGTTAGGTGGGGGAGGGCCTTCAGGCTTAGGCGGAAACAGTTTCTCAACATCAGGAATGCCCGCAGCCTCAAAGATGCGCTTGAGGATTTCCTCGTCGTTCAGCCCTTTGCCGAGGAACCCTTGCAGAAACCCGGCCTTGGCCATCCGCTGCATATTCGTCACCGAGGCAGGGTCAGCGACCGGCTGGATGTCCAGATCAGCCTCATTAAAGTCTGCCGCCAGCGTCGCGCCGGGGATATCCAGAACCCGTGCATACTCGTCCGGGTCGCCGTATCTCGACACGCAATCATACAGCAGTTGGAACTCTTGCTTCGCCGCCCGGTAGATACGTTTGTAGATCGCCGTGAACGTCTGAAGCCCTTGCTCGATCAGGGCCAAGGTCGCCGTGGCCGTCTGTGACTTGCCAGCCTCGCCCGTCAGCACGTCCTTAACCGCCGAAATATCCTTCGCCGCGTCCATGAGCATACCAAGAAGCTCAAACAGGACAGGGCTAGGCGAGGGCATGGGCCGCTCATAGATCGCCTTGGCAATGTCCCCGCCCGGCGCGTTCACCACCTTGTATTCAGACGGGCTAAACCGCAGCACGTTCGTCTGACCCGACCCCTGAAGCCTCAGACCCGCCGCAAGGAACCCGCCGCCCGCAACCTGTGCATGGCCAGCGTCCAGAAGCTGATTAATGATCGTATTAACCACCGCATTGATCGGGGCCAGCAGATGCCCGAAGCCAATGTCATAGAACCCCCCCTTTGGATCAGGCAGGAAGCTATACTTGACGAACGGGCACCACCGCTCAATCCGAATGACCGTCTGGCCATCCTCCGCAATCTCCAGATCAAGTTCGTCGTAAGCCGCCTCGATCCGCATGACCTCCGACGATTCAACGTCAACCGTGATGACGTAAGGCTCCTCAACCCCGTCACCATCCAGATCATGCACGCGGTGCTGCTCAATGAAAACACGCGGCGTTTGGTCGTCCTCGTTCCCGTCCAGCAAAAGCGGCACGTCACGATACATCCCCGACCGCTGGCGTTCTGTCACCTGATAGGGGAAGACCTCGAAGTCCTGCGTAATCCGGGGCGCTTCTTTCAGCGACCTAGCGTCGCTCGGCACCGTCAGGTGCAAGGCATTCACGAACTCGCTGCACGGACGGCGCTTGTGCGGGTCGTAATAGACCTTGCGGAACCCACATCCGCTGATCGGCAACTGGTTAAGCAGAACGTCCGTATCGCCTTCCCAATCGGCAATGCGGTAGAACAACTGATAGTTCAGGTAATCCTTGACCCGGTCAGCCCGAGCCTGCTTCTGACCCGATTCATCCCGACCCAGAACCGCCACGCTCACCGCATCACCCGGCTTCACAATGGCCGGATAAGCCCTCGCCGCGAACTGTTGCGCCGCCACCGTCACCAGCGGGTATTGAACGTTCGCTGACCTGTCGAAGGGATAGGTCTTATCATCCGGCGTATCTTGAGCAGCAGCAGCCAAGGCCGCTTCCGTCTGTGTCTTCCATTGATTCCGCGCGCCGTCGTCCATGCGCCAGTCTTCGACGCATTGCGAGCCAAGCGTGGCCAAGGCCGTCTCGCCCAAATACCGGATGATGATGTCCGACACGTCGCCAGTGGACGCAGCGAGCAACAGAACAAGCGGGCGCTCATCCTCCATGCCACCGGCATCGTCCAGATCGACACCTTCCGGCATCCCTTCGACCTGTTCCGTCTCCGGCGTTTCGTATTCGCCGCCGTAGTCTTCGACCATGCTCATCTAGTATCCCGTCACGCTGGATTGACCGCGCGGCGCATGGCCACGGTCGTCTTCTTCAAAGTCATACCCTACCGGCACGGCAAATGTAAGCGCAGCAGCATCGCCCAAGTCAGGGCTAAATCCAAGCCGCTCCCTAATCTTGTCCTTCGACTCCAACGTAAGCTCATTGTTCGAGCTATGCCGTGTCGCGCCAGAACCCCACACCGCCGAAGTCTCATCAGCATGGAACACATCGTCATCCGGCACTTGAACCCCTGCCGGGTCCATATACCAATCCCGCTTGATGTCCCACATCTCAGCCCGGCGGTTGGCGTAAAGCTCATCACCTGTCGGACCAATACCCAACGGACTGGACCCAAAGTTCACCGCGTTCACCCGATGGCTTAGCCCCATCTCCGCAAGCCTGTCGTAAACCCCCGCACCCAGACCGCCTACGTCGATGTTCATAATCGCGCGAGGGTATTTCTTGAGCAGCGCAAACGCTTTGCCAGCGACCACCATCAAATCACGGTCATCCCACCGCTCGCAGACCAGCGAACCCATAACCCGGCCCACACGATCCACCACGCCTGTTTTATCGCCCCCGCCCCTCGCAGGGTCCAAGCCGATCACCATAGCCCCAATGGGCGGTATCTTGTTCTTACGCGCCACGGCCACGGCAGGGGATGGGATGAAGCTATTACCCGCCGTCTGGAATGCCTCATCAGCACTGGCAGGGAACTCTTGCATGAACTTCCAGCACGGCTTGTCATCCGGCTCGCCAAGGGCCGACGCCATGTCGCGGTTTTTGCAGAACGCCCAATAGAGCTGCTCTCGGGTCAGCGAGTTATTGTGCTGATAAAGCTCCCACTCACCGGGCGGGAACCATCCCTCGGGAGCCTCGCGCTCATAGTCCTCGCCCCAGTACCACGGGATGAAGATAGCCTCCTCGTCACCATCGCCCCGTTGCGCCGCCGCATAGCGCCGCTGGAACACGTTGCCGATCCCGTTTGCCGTGCTTTCCAACAGGCGCTCAGTCCCCGCCACATCGGCAATCGCTTGGAACGCACCGTCGATATGCGTCTCAGCGTTAGGCCAGAAGGCGACCTCCGAGCCGTGAAAAAGCTGAAGGGTCGATGATCGGCCTACGCCCTTGGTCCCTGCCGTGCCGACTGAATACGAACAGTCATTATCCGCAAAGGCCAGTTCCTTCGCGTTCGCGGCTTTCGTCCGGGGCTTCACGAACACAGGCGCGCCGTCATGGAACCGCTGGGCCATCGCGAACATATTGTCAGTTGCGGCTTGCTCATGCGTCAGGATGAACGCCTTGAGGCCCTGACCACCCCACAGACGCCAATAGAAACGGCCTTGGATATAGGTTGAGGCCCCTAGCTGGCGACCCTTGAGGACGATAGCCCGGACCTTGCCGCCCTTGCGTCTCTGGTCCTCTAGCCGCTCATGGAGAAACCGCTGCGCCCGGTTGAGGACGAACGGCTTGACCTCACCAGTCTTTGTGCGGATGCGAAGGACGTTCCGGGCAAAGAACTCAAAGTCATCGCGGAGCCGCTGAACCTTGGCTTGCTCCTCGGGGCTTAGTTTGCCGTCGAAAGCCATTCATGCACCGTAACGGAACCAGAATGCTCAACGTCGATCTTGTCGCCGTATTTCTTCGGCAGGAGCTTTGCAGCAACCCACTTACGAGCATCGACGCGGAGGCGGTCACGGGCAGTCAAGGCGACCTTTTCCTCACCGCCAAGGCTAGAGCCATCGGCAATCGTTACGATGTCGTCAGCGTGTGTCTCGGCCTGAATTTCTCTGGCCCTCACGTACTGCTCTTTAAACTCATCCTTTTCAGCGACCCAACGCAGTACGGTTCCGACCGCTGGCATTGCGTCGTCACGGCAAACGGAACGCAGCGACTCACCATCCGCGAGCCTTGTGCAAATCTCATCAGCCAGAGCGGGTGTAAAATCAGATGGGCGACCACCAGCCATCAGACACCTAGCGCATGAAACAGGCGGTCAACGGTGTCGCGGTTTTTGGTTCGGAGGTTCATCCCGCCTTCAGTGTCGTGAAACACTCTGACGGTTCCGGTTGAGCCGGAAAGGATGACGAAGCCGCGAGGGCTTACATAGGCGATGGAATCTTCCGCTGGACGGCGAAAGGTCGAAACGTCTCGGGCTATTGCTGGCGTGTAATCGCTAGGGCGTCCGCCGGGCATTAAGCCACCTCTGTCCGTCTATTCCGTTTGGTTGCTTAACCTAGGCCGCAGCGTTCGATGTAAGCTGTAGGGAATATGGACTAGGTGGGGGGATTAGGCAAGCGGGTTAGGCGGCTTGCAGAACCGTAATGGTCGCGCCTTTCCAGTAAGCCTTCTCGATGCGAATGAGGCCCTTGGCAGCCAGCCCGCGAAGCGTGGGCGATTTGTAATAGCCGCAAGCCTTGGCGCGGAAGTCCGGGTTGACGTTGTGAATGTATTGGCTGGTGAAGACGCTGATCGTTTGGCCTTCGTATTGAGCCAGAACTTGCATCGCTTCGGCTTGGTTGGCGGTCAACTTGGTCATCTGCTTAGTTCCTGCCGGGTGCTGCTTGATTGCCGCGCCCCGGTGATTTGTTATCCCATATGGGCAGAATGTGCGCAATAGGGAAAATGCAGAAAGGACGAAAAAAGTTTGCTGCCCTTATTCGGTCAGGCCGTGCTTAAGCGCCATCAGGATAGCGCGGTGCGCTGGACCGCTTGGGCCAAGCTTGGCGTAGTTCTGTGCGGTCTTAGGGCTGACCATGAGCCATCGGCCCGCCGCTTGTTGCGACAGGCCGAGGGTTGCGAGGGCGGTGCGGTATTCGAGGGCGGTCATGCAAAGCCTTTGGCGAGCGACTTGCGGAAATGGATCGAACGCTTGGCGGCCATGAAGGCAGACAGGGCGTGTTCGCCGTAGGGCGCCGATGCGTAGGATTTTTCCGTGCGTCCGCTTTCATAGCGGGTCAACGTCCCGCCGCCTTCGGCAATGACCTTGGCTTGGTGCGCGCGGGCCTGTTTGTAGTAGTGAGCGGTCGGGGTCATCTGTCTGTTTCCGTCCGGCTAGTGCTTGATTGCCCTGCGCCGGTATCTATGGATAGCACATTCTACCCATACGCCAACCCCTAAAATGCATTTAGGTCGATTTATTTTGCGGCCTAATCCTGACAAACTTTTTTCGGTCAGAACGCAGGCTCGCCGGGCTTTGGCATGTGCGGCTCAATCAGCGCCTTAACAGCATCCGTTGCGTTTCGCAGGCCACAAGCAACCCGGAAGGCTTCTAGCGCCTTCGCTTCCTCTTTGGTTAGATACAGGTCCAGACGTTTGCCTCCTTCGCTCGCCAGCCTTTCGCGCATGGCCAGAACCCTACTTGTCGAGGACATCAACCGCCTCCTGTAGGCCATCAAGCATAAGCAGCCGAACCAGCGCCTTACGCGGCTCCACGCCCCATCGGATAGCCAACGCCGTCAACGCCTTGTGTGCTTTTGTCGGCAAGATTGCGGTAACGGTTCGTCGCTTGGTGGCCGCAATGCTGCCTGCGATTAGCGGCGCGTGGCGACCCTTTTTGACCATGTCGAGAGAGTTGTCAGACGCAGTTCCGACCCAAAGATGATCCGGGTTCACGCATTGCGTGACATCGCAAGTATGGCAAACAAACAGACCTTCAGGGATCGGCCCCTTGAACGCTTCGTAGCTAAGGCGGCTCGCCCTTTTGCCCTTGTAGCACCCATAGCCCTTAGCCACTGGCCAAAGCCAGCAACCGCCGTTGGTATCATACTGGACGCGGGATCGGATTTCGTCTTGCGTTAGCATCGTGACCTCTTTTGCTAAAGGACAGGATGACAGACCGCTTCCGGCAACACAAGGTCACGCAACCCCTTTGTGGGATTTATTTTAAACGCCGTCCAGACGCAGCCAGCCGATGCTCACAAGCTGGGCCAGAAGCCCCGACGATTGCGGCCAGTCTCGGCGCGTCACCATAGAGCGCAACGCTACCCGGACGGCTCTGGATCGCATCTGCCGGGTCATTCCATCTCCCGCAACACCGTCACCGCCGCTGTGATGCAACAGGCAATGGCGATGATTGTCAGGAGGAATGTCGTCATTTGGCCTTGGCCTTCGCTTTGGGTTTTTCCGCCTCGGCCTCTTGACTAGCGCGGGCAATCTCTCGCCAGAACTCGCGCTGGGCTTCCGTGGCACCTTCCCAATCCGCGTAAGGGGTATCGGTCAGAATGCCACGGAGCGCGCTTGCCTTGTCAGCTAGACGCCTTGCAACCCGGTCCATTGTTAGACCGGGACGGCGTAAGCGACATACAGCACGACAGAACCGTCCTGCGAGGCAGCAGTGCCGCCAGACGAGGCCACCGTGTAATGAACCGTCGTTGCCGGTTTGCGTCCCGCGTAAACCACCGTGGCGTTAATCCAGCCTTGGGTTTTCACGTCCACATCAGCGACGTATTGCTCGCCGTTGGCAGCAGAACCGAGACGCAGATTCGTATTGGTCGGAGTGCCCGGAATCGTGGTCGGAGTGTCGATGTAGTAATGTTCGACAACAGAGCCGGTCGGAAGCGTGAACGTACCAGCAGCAGCGCCGTCAACGATGGTCACCGTTACCTTTTTGAGGACGGACGGACCAATCCCGCCAATGGTCGAAGCGCCGCCAAGCGTCGCGGCCGTGGCCGTAAGCGCGGTAATCGTCGCTACGTCAGCTTCAACGCTACCCGTGCCCTGATCGTTTCTAAAGCTAGTCATCTTTGTTCCTGAATGTGAAAAAGCCCCACGAAGGGGCTAGGCCATGCCGTAGGGCTTGCCGGTAGGGCCTCCAACTTTCGTCGGGATTCCCATTGCGAGACGCTTGTGTTGCGGGATCAGCTTCGGTTGAAGCTTGGGGCCGGTTTTCTTCATCGACTAATCTCCACCGAAGACCCGGCGAGTATCGGCTCAACCGCCTAAATAGTCAATGCCATCACTCTGCTGTCCACTCGCCAGACAACGCCTTAAAATCAGGCCGTTCCTGAAACGGCTCTTTCCACATGGCCGGTTCAATCCAGAGGACTTTTGTATTTGGGAAAGCCCCTATCGTCCCGTCATCCATCTCCATAACGTGCAGGTGCTTATGTTGCTCGCTCATGTCGGCCAGCGATGAGCCGGTGAAGTCGATTGAGAACCTGTAGCGAGCGCCGCGCCTGTCTGGCAGGATTTGCGCCCGCATCCGGCGATGGAACTCGAACGCATGGACGCCAAAGTCGCTTGAGAAGCAATCCCACGGCTGGACGTAGGTGTAGTCAACGGGCGTGGGCCGCGCCTTGTCAGGCACGCGCCAGCAGAAAGCCTCAATCGGGGCCAGAAACCCCGCCCCGGCTCCATACTCGGTCAGGACGCATTGGAACTGTAGGGACTGGCCTTGAACCACTCTCAGGCCGTGGATGATGCACGGGAGATACTGGCCGTGTCCGTCTTCTAGGTCGCGGGTGTATTCCTTGCGGATGTAGCCGGAGAAGAAGCGATCGAATGAGCCGATGATGTACACGGGTCAGAAACCAGCGCGCGGTGGGTAGGACAGCATACCTACGGCGCGACGAGAAGCCATCTCGGATATAGGCTTTACGGGGCACTCTGTAAGCCAAACGGTTTCGATCATGCTTATGGTCGGGCTGTCGTCCGGCGACAGATCAAAATAGCGACGCGCCATTTCGATCAAATCAGTTTCAGTCATCTTCAATCCTTTTGGTTCACGGCTTCGCCGTACCTATTCAACTGAGTCGCCAAAGACCGCCGCATGAACGTCAGCCAAACACTGCTTGATGACCTCGGACTGCGACCCACTCCGGATAGCGCGCAGATTTCCAATCATGGCCAACTCGCCAGCGTCTAGCACTACCTCAACGCGCTTACTTCCTGCGGCAGACAGAACCCCTCTACGGGCTGCTTTCTGTACTGCGTGGGGATAGGGCTTGGCGGTCATTAAAACTCATCTCCTTGCCGAAAACCGGGGGCGACACAAACAGGTTGCCAATCAGTAAAGTCGCTGACTTTGTTGCAGAAGGTCGAGCCTCCCCCTTCGTTCCGGTGCCCTCGCGGCATAACCCATCCATCGCGCAACTCGATGTAGTGCCGGTACTCATCCGCGCCCTCGTCCAGAGCGGACGTGCATGACAGCACAGCAGGATGATTGATAATTGCTTTCGGTGCTTTGTAGGTCATTAGTCTGTCTCCCTTGTTGAGACCAACATACACTATCGGACCGGTCCGTCAATACACCTCTATGATTTATTTTCGCGCCTTTTGCCATTGGCGGATAAACGCGCCCGGCGGCTCTGCGTGCTTCTCAACCATCTGCCGGACTGGCATTCCTTGGCTGTCTCTGAAGGCGAGCCACGAATCTCTTGCGGCCCTGCTTTTCGCACAATCATAGCTGCGAAGCGCATAGAGGGGATCGTGTCCGTCGTTCATCGGCTATAGTCCTGTTTGAAAACGGTCCACGGGGTCCAGAATATCACCCGGATAGGCTTTGGCTTGTTAGGGGTCATCCGACGCGTCCCATTGCTCTCATGTCCGACTGCTGCGTTCTCCAAGCGTCAATGACCGACACAGCCGCCTCACGCTTGTCCCGCTCCCGGTAATAATTCTCCGCGAGGGAGCGCCATTCGGTTAGGGCGGACTCATATTCCGGCGAGGTTAGGGCGGTCGCCTGCCTTTCCCCAACTGTCTTTCCGTTGGCTTGCATCTCAGCGCGGGCCAGCGTGACTTTAAGCTGCTTTTCGGCCATCTCATACCCGGCGCGAGCCAAGGCGTGATCGGTTGAGCGAAGGCGTTCAAAGGCTTGCTCAACGAGGCGTTCGGAAATGTGCATCAGGCCCTCCGCACCGTAAGACCAACGCCGCCGTTGGACAGCGACAAGCCGGGGATAGTCTTTCCCGCCTCTAGCGCCGCCTTGATAGACGGTTCATGCTTCACCCGATGGAACTTCACGCAATGGTCGGGAAGGTCAGCGGCAGATGGAATGTCCCCTACGATTTGCGGGCCTGTGTGACGCCACGAGATTGTTGCCTCTGGTAGTCGCAGAGACTTCTCCCCGACTTCCTGAAGGAATGCCGCCGCCGACTGGCGATAACGCTCCGCACGGCCCTCTAGCAGCTTTTGCCGGTCCCTGTAGTCGGACGCCAGCGCCTTGGCGGCAAGCGCGTTAGCCTCGCACTCAATGGCTAGCCGGACCGCATAGCGGAGGCCTTGTATAGCATCGCCCTCGCCATCCACCGTGTCGATCAGGGCTTGATCGTCGTCCTCGCCAACGATAGCGCGGACGGATTGCCAAAGCGCAGCCGTCTCTCGACCTCGCGTCTTTAGATCAGCACTCATGGTCGTAAGCCTTGCGAGCGAACGGGATGTCGTCCGACAGGTCGTATTGCGCCCGCGCATCAGCCTTGCCAGCCGGGCCGCTAAAACCTTCGCCGCCACCGCCGCCCGCCGCCTTCGGAGCGCCTTGCAAGGTCAGGTTATCAACGCGGACGGTTAGGTAGATCTTGCCTTCATGCTCGCGCTTGGACAGGTCGCCACAGACCGTCACGCTTGACCCTTTCGTCAGGTATTGCGCCAGACTGTCGCCCCGCGCACCCCACAGGTTGCAGTCGAAAAAGATCGTGCCTTTCTCTTTGCCTTGGCGGTCATCGACAGCGACGGAAAACGCCGTCACCTTGTCGCCTCCCGCTGTCGTCCGTTGTTCGGCGTCTTTGGTGATGCGCCCGGCAATCGTGATGTTTTTCATGTCGTCCTCAAGTGAAAGGGGTTTCGGTCAGGTCAGTCAGACCCTTGTAAAGCTCTTCAAGTTCGACCAGTCGCTCCGGCATGGTGGCGTCCAGTTCGGCACACAAGCCGGAAGCCTTCGCCCATACCTTCGACAGATCGTCCGGTTTCGTCCGGCGCAACACATCCTCGAAACGGTCAGCTCGTTCGGAAAGAGTCAGGGGCTTGACAGGCTCAGGCGGGGTCTCAACCACGTTCGCTTGCGCCTTGTCGTAAAGCGCCAGCCCGAAGGCATTGCCGAAGGTCATAAGCGCCCGCTTCATTGCATCGCTCTCAGCCTCTTTGACGGCGCTTTCGTGGGCTTGGTCAACGTCCCGGTCGATACCAGACCCAAACCCGCACCCCTCGCGGACGATAACCGTGTCACCCGCGCGAACGGTAATCCGAACGCGGGCAGAATAGCCGACGCGGGACTTTCCATCGACTAGGCGCGGTTCGCCAAGTTGGCGCATCTCAACCGTTTCTCGGTCCCATTCCGCAAAGCCGAAAATCCGGTTGGCCTCCGCGATAACGTGCCACGCGGCGAGATACGAAAGCGTCTGCCCGGCTTGCTGGCGGGTGGCCACATGAGCTTTATTGAGCGGCGCAATGAGTTCTTGTCGCTGTGTATTCGAGAACGTCATTCGGCTTCCTCCATTGCCTTGTCGTATTGATTGATTGCCTTTGAAAGCTGGCGTTCATATTCCGCGCTCAACGGGGACAGAACGGGCGAGGCTTTGGTATGGCGGGCGAACCCGGCGCGAAGGATATTGACCTCCGACCGGGACACCGGCTCATAGCCTGTAAGGCCCTTGTCCAACCACAAGCGGCCATCGCGGCAGATTGCAAGCGGGCGGTCAGTCATCGAACCTTCACCATGTCAAAGCCACGGACGATGTTGTGGCAGCTTTCAAAGCTCCAGTGTTCGTATTTAGTGCCCTTGTCGCGGATGCAGATGACTTCACGTCGAATGTCTGACACCAATAAACCGTTAACCAGACTCGCGCCCCACTTTGCGTCAACGGAGTCACCCTCAACCAAAACCGCGCCGTCTTTGTCTGTAAGCGGCTTGTCGGTGTCGCGCTTTCCATCGTCAGGAACCGGCGAGTTGATGTCCGCAATAACGCGGTGTCCGGTATCCTCGCCACTCCATTCTTTAATGAACGACGCCACAACGCTGTCTGGCCACTGCGGTGCACGCTCAAAGTCGTTGTAGCTCACCATTGGCGGCTCGCAGATGGCGGTGACATTCGGCGTTAGCCGTCGCGGGTAGCTGGCCAGAAAATCTGCAAATTCTTCCCTAGATACCGAACGAAACAAATCACCCACGGCTATGTTTCCTCTCTGCATTGGCCAGCCTGATTACAGCTTGGCGCAAGCGTGATTGTTGGTCTGGGGTTAGATTAGTCAGGCGCTCAACGTCACCAATCGCGACAGTAAGGGCGGACATACACGGTTCGAACTGGCCTGAGTGACGGATGGTGCGGATTGCATCGATTACATCGGTCACTTCGCGGCTCCCGTAATGTCAGTGGCAATGGCAAAAAAATCGGTCTTGGCGGGCTTGGCGGGATGCGGAATATGCCGCCCCTGCACCCGGTCCCATTTCCCAAATGCCGCTTCGATCACCGCCAGCGCAGCATCGACGGCCTTTTGCGTTTCAGCGTCGCCGCGCCGATAATCCAGAACGTCTTTCGCGGGATACCAGTCCGCCCGATCACCGCCAACGGAATAGCGGCCTTCTTTGCGGTCATTGTCGTAGTTTTCCGCATCGCGGCCCGCGTCTCTGTCTCTAATGCTAGTCATGTCGTTCTCCCTTGTTGAAGAGACAAAAGCACGGCACCGGGGAGGGCGTCAAGCGATATTTGTTCAACACGGCGTTTGACAGATGCGCCGCTTTCGGCCTTTATGTCGGTAGCGGGATTGGCCCGCGTGGAGACGTTAGCCATTGCCTAACCCGACAAAACCTATCGGCGTCAGGCCGAAACAGGGGACTGCCCTGCAACGCATCATTGACAGGGCGCGAGAGGATAACACGCCTCTCAGCCCTATCGTTCATCAAATGGCGGAAGCGCATGAACGCGCGGACCGTCGGAAAGCTAAAAAGGGAGAATGACCGTGCTTGCTTTTATCCGCCGCCTGTTCAGCCGCTACGGCTTTCATCGGTCGCCCGGACCCAAAAAGCCGGACGACTGGCAGGCCCACCCTTTCTATACGAGCGTGGAAGGCGCTCGCAACGTCGCCAATGACCCTGCGTACCGTGCATCCGTGGCTTTCCAGCAACTCAACATGGCCCCCGGTGCTGTGAAAGCCCGACGCCTTGCCGAGATTGCCCGCCAGCGTGATGTGCTTAAGGACCAACTGGCAAAGGCTATCAAGGCGAAGAAGGCAAGAGCGCCGATCTATGCGGCTCTTAGGGCTTTGTCGGTGGAAGAACTTAACTTGGAGGCGGGGAAATGAGCATTTCGCAGATACACCAGCCGATTGTGCGCCGGACCTTTCTTATCGCAATCTGGCCGATTTGGGCGTTGTTTATCCTAGTCGTTTGCGCGCTTTACGCAGTGGTCGAGGTGTGGCCAAAAATCGTTGAGGCCACTTCGGACGGCTGGGAAGGCCCCAAGTCATGACCACACCCCCTTGGATAGATGAGAGGGCTTGGCGGTGAAGGCTCCGAAGTATGGAAACCGGCGGACTGTCGTTGACGGCGTGGCCTTTGCCAGCGCGAAAGAGGCTCGGCGATACAGTGAGCTTCGCTTGCTAGAGCGCGCCGGGAATTTGTCGGAGCTGGTTTTGCAGCCGCGCTTTCCTCTTGTGGTGAACGGCGAGAAAATCTGCACTTACGTCGCTGACTTTTCCTACCGTCCGTTGCGATCCGACACGCTCACCATTGAGGACGTGAAAGGAGTTAAGACCCCGATTTATAACCTGAAAAAGCGCCTAATGAAAGCGGTTCACGGTATCGAAGTTCGGGAGACATGACCGACAAGCCCAAACGCCCTGCCATGACCAAGGCTCGCCGCCTGCGAATATGGGAGAAGGAAAAGGGCGTCTGCTATCTCTGCGGCCACAAGGTTCTAGCTGGCGAGGCTTGGGATGCCGAACACGTCAAATGTTGGGAACTGTACCACGACGACAGCGACCAAAATCTAAGGGTCGCTCACAAGGAAGGTTGCCACCAGACAAAGACGAACGCGGACGTTAAGATCATCCGCAAAGCCGACCGGCAAGCTGGCAATAAAGGCCAGTGGGCCAGACGCCAGAATCGGGGCCACGGCCTTATCACTTCACGCGGGTTCGACAAGAACGTCCCGAAACAGAAAATCCAATCAAGAGGTTTCCAGCGGAAGCCCAAGGGGGAAACATGAGACAGACAGTCGCCAATATCTTGCGGGAGGTCGCGCAAGAACACGGACTAACCGTTGCCGCCCTAACCGGGCAGGCTCGCTCACGCCATATCGTTGTGCCGCGTCATGAGGCGTATTATCGCGCCTTTACCGAATGCCCGCACGTTTCTTATCCAGAGATTGCGCGGCGGATCGGTGGCCGCGACCATACCACAATCTTGCACGGCGTTCGCGCTCACGGTGCCCGGATCGGTGTCACATACGAATATGCCGTGCGCCTTCGTAAGAGCGGTGGTCCTAGCTATGCCTTCTACGCGCTGGCCAAGGACTATGAGCGAGCCATGAACAAAACCCGCGCGGGAGGCCCATATGCGTGCGCCGCGTGATTGGTTTACGTCCGTACAAGATAACACGCTTCGGAAAATGAAGCGACTTGGCTTCACGCCAGTTGAGATTGGCGAGAAGCTGGGCCGTGACGAGAAGGTGATCCGTGAACGCGCCAGGACGCTAGGCATCCCTTGGCAGAAAGACCTTGGCCGTTCTGCGCTTACGTCACAGTACGCCAGCGGGTTTGATAAGGACCGGGAAACCGAAGCGAGGCAGCGGGCAGCAGATAAGCGGTTCGTCTATGCCCTTGCGCTGGCCATTCAACGGGGCGACCACTTAACAACGCCAAGGCCAGAACCTGAGCCAGAGCCTGTCAGGACAAGGCCGGTTCCGCCTAAGCGTCATTCGCTGTTCAGCATCTGGGAGGAGTTGTGATGCGTAAACCACCGGGCCGCTGGACCGACGACGAGGACCGCCTCGTCAAGTCCGGCTCACTTGCCAAGCGTCCTGTAGCGGATGTGGCAAAGACGCTTAACCGGCTAGAGGAAAGCGTAATCATCCGGGCTAAGGTGATTGGCTTTCCGTTTGATGAAGCGGAATGAAAAAGACCCCGGCGAGCGCAAAGCATCACCGGGGCCAGTCTAACCACAACAAGGGAGGGAGAGCGTCGTGGGTGCCGAGATACTATCATTCCCCATGCGTGAAGCAAATACGTTTGACGAGGCTTGGCAGGCTCGCGCTGGCCAAATGCGTAAACGCGGAGACGGTCAGGACAAAACCCGTAAGCTATGGAACCGTCACGCTGCTAAAGTCGGTCAGGAGCGGCTTCTAGAGGCTTTGCGGGGGTATCTGAGGGAGAAGGAGCCGACTTGCGGTTTCTGCGGCCTGAGCGTTTGGCTAAACGGCGAGAAATACGACCATTGGCTTCCGTCTGCGGAGGCTGTGGCGAAGATCGAGCGCCCGCCCTATTCGCAACGCCCGGCGCTGATAGCAGCCCTTGGGGAGCCGTTCGTGGTTAGCTATATCGACCCGGCGACAATACACCCGGATGGCTGGATTACGCCAGCGACGGAATACGCAAAAGGCAAGCTGCGAGAGCGTGGCCGTGATTTGAAAGCGGCAGGGCTTGTCGGGATACGCGCGAAAGAGTAGAGTTTCTGACCTTCGCAAAAGGTCACGCCCCGCAGAGCCTTAAAGCCCGATCAGCCTTGCGCCGGTCGGGCTTTTTGCTGTCCGCTTGACGGCTTGGCAAAACAGGTGCTTATTAAGGGCGAAGGGACGGAGCCGCCAAAGCCCCGTCCCTCCTAAAATCCGTGTGTCGGCACGGAGAGCTAAGCTCAAGTTGAAAGATAGAGCGAAGGCACTCCAAACGCAACATACGGCTTTAGGCTCCTGAAGGCCGGTCGGTTAACGACGGCGGCTCGGGTGCACGGCTACCGTGGGTTTGACCAAGCCAAGGCGATTCCGAAAGGGTGAGCGCCGGTCAGGGGAGCGACGCAGCTCTCAAAGCAGCACCCAACCGAAAGGCCAGCGTCGGCACTTTCGGGTCTGTAAGCGCCGGTCGGCTCCATTGAGCTTATCGTCCCCAGACTGGAACGCCCCGAGTTGTTTTGGTTTTGGCCAAACGCTCGGGAGTGTTCCTATGTCTGGTCACACCGATCTCACCATTGAGCTTATCTGGTAGGTAAGGGGGAAAAGAGAGCATGAAGGCGACGAAAGGGAGCAACAAAGACCTGAAACGCCGCGAGCGACGTCATCGGAAGCTGCTGACCAAAACCGGCTGCACGGTGTACGGGCTTCGCGCTAAGTCAGACGGCGTCACGATGTACGTTGGCCAGACCCGGTGTCTTCTCGCCAAGCGGTTCCGCTTTCACCTTCGCAAGATTTCGGAGGGCAAAACCCGGCTTTACCAGTGGTGGCGCTGGCGCTTGCAGGACGGCGACGCGGTTGAGATTTTTAGTCTGGACGACAACGCAACGTGGGACGTGAGCGAGGTCATCTGGATTGAACGCCTGAAAGCCGCTGGAAATCCGCTAACCAACATGACTCGCGGTGGTCGAGACGGGCCGCTAGTCAAGGGCGGCAAACGAAACCCGTGTGCGTACTAGCTATGGGAGAACGACACGATGACCACGCAACATCACAACGCAAACAGCTTCTAAGGAGCTTGGCCATCACCTAACCCCAGTGTTTTTTAAGGGGAGGGTGGAGATAGTGGGTTGACGTGGTGTAACCGTGATGTAGGGTGGTGTCACCAACAAGGGAGAAACCACATGACTTTTGAAGACCTCACTTTCAACAGCCGTCCCGGTCATCCGATGGGCGAGCAGGCCAAGGCGTTCTTTGCAAACGGCTACGGCGTTTCGGTCGTTCGCGGTCCGCAAAGCTACGGCGGCGCGTCTGGCCTTTACGAGCTGGCCGTTCTGGCCGGAACCGCAGACGGCTTCGATCTGACCTACGACACGCCCGTCACGGACGACGTTGAAGGTTACCTGTCGCCCGACGACGTGTCGCGCTTGATGGCCGAAGTTCAGGCTCTTTCGGCTCGGGAAGTCGTCGCGGCGTGACCAAAAAGCGCAAACACATCACCATCCGCCCCCGCGTCAACAGCGACCTAGAGCGCATCCACGACGAGCGGCGGAAAGACTTTCCAAACCTAGTGCATGATTGGGCGACGACATTCTCGCTCATGACAAAAGCATCAGAACAAAAGGGAGAAGACAAGTGATCGACCGTTCCGACTACGTTTGCCACCGCATGAAAGCAGCGCAGGCGACCAACCAATCCAATCGCGGGTTTGACTTCCGCCCCTCCGACGAGCCTCACATCGCCTTCCGCGCCGTGGCCGAGGTGCTGCGCCCGCGCAGTCTCATCATTCTGGCCGTGCTGGCCGGGGTTATCTCGCTGTTTTGGATTGCTTGATATGGCGAGGGTTCGCGGCGCTTACGCAATTATCAGCCAAGATGGCAGGGCATACGTTGGCGGCTCCAAAAACATTGCGGCCCGCTGGAGGCAGCACAAATACTTACTTCGAAAAGGTCGGCACCCGAACAGCAAGCTGCAAGGTGCGTGGGCAGAAAGCGGCCCTGACGCGTTTTCGTTTATCGTTCTGGAAATAGCGCTTCCTGACGACGAACTGTTGAGCATCGAACAGCGATGGATCGACAAAATGCAGTCTGTAGCCACCGGCTTCAATCTTGCCCCTAACGCCGGTTCATCGGCTGGCCACAAACTTGGTCCCGAGGCGCGGCAACGGCTGTCTGATTTTCGACGTGGAAAACCCAAAAGCGCCATTCACCGGGCTGGCATTTCGGCATCCAAAACAGGGGCAAAAAACCCCGGCGCAAAACTGGCTATTGAGGACATTGTGGCCATCCGAAAACTTGCCGACGCCGGAACGCCTCGTCGCCAATTGGCTGCACAATTCGGCGTTTGTTACATGACAATTTCAAACATCGTGCGGCGCATCAACTGGCAGTCACTTTCGCCATCAGTCGAGGCGCAACTATGCACAGGAGAAGCATCATGACCGAACTC